ATCCGGTACTGCTGGCATATTGGTCAGTGCCGCTCCTCTGAGGACGGGACCGGAATCCTGGCCGCTCTTCTTGTCGACGTACTTATCCGAGTATGTGGCGCTCATGTACTTGAACTTCTTCCGTTTTATAAGCTCCACGCCCTCGGGATCAGGCTCGGAATACACCCAGAGGCCGTCGTCTCTAGCCTCTACTTTCGAGATCTTTCCGTAAGCCCCGGGATGGTTCGGGTCTTTCCCGTGATCGATGTCCAGCGAGAGTTCGTAGGCGGGGACTCCTCTCTTGAAGTTATCCTCAATCCTTTTCGCCAGATCTTTCGTTAGAGAGACCTTTCCGTACCGCGGGTCCTGAAATTCCATGTAAGGCAGCAGCCGGTACCAGAAGCCGCCTGTTCTAGCGATTTCTGCTAGATATTTCTCAATCATTGTGTTCACCTCAGCCTCCAACAAAAAAGGAGGCCGAAGCCTCCTCTTCACGTTTTCTCCACTTGCTAGTCTTTGCGCAGAGATTGTGGGATCTCTATCATCTCAATAATCGCTTTGAACTCTCTTTTTACTCTCGAAGGAGCTCCCTCTTTGAGAGACCAGCCATCTTCACCCCTCAAGAGCTTTTCTTCATCAACTTCAACCCATTCGTCCCACCAATCAGGTTTCTTGAACTGCACTATAACACCCCCTTCAACCAGTCGCCGAACAGAACAAATACTTGCTCCTTTCTGCCTGTCACGTAGCCACCGAAGAGTTCAGCGAACGCCTCCACCAGACCAAAATCTCTGGCATACCCCGAGATGTCGCTGAGCGTGATCCCGTTATCTTTTCTCACTTTCGAGAACCATGAAGTGAATTGTGCACTCTTCCCCGTATCTCTGAGATAGTAGTCGATCCTATGGCCGAATTCGTGACTGACAATCCCTCTCACGTCATGAACTGCCGACCATCCCGCTTTGTGGTCATCCGCGATGATCTTTCGTAGTTCAGCTGCTCTCTCCCAGAGAGAACTCTTGACTACTATCTTGTCAAATCCCTGTGCGGTATAAGCGATGACATTGGGCTGTATCTTTCTCAACTGCCTGGTCACCACGTCTTTTATCTGTTCGGGAGAAGCATCCGGATAGTTCTTCTCGAAGAACTTCGTCCAGGCTTCCCTTGAATTTCTAGTGGACGTGATCCCGTTGAAGTGTTCCCAGACCTGAGGATACTTCTCTTTCAGCTCTTCGAGCGTAGTGTTTATCTCCTCGGCCAATTCTTCGGCTATGCCCCTGTAATCACATTCTACCCCCAGCACCTGTTTTGCGTGTTCTTCAGGAGTGAGCCTCTTCGCTCTTTCAACTATTCTCTTGACATCTTCAGTGACCGGGAAAGTTGGAGTCTGTCTTTTGCTGCTTATGAGAGCTTTGACAACGTCTCTGTCGACCTGCCTGTTAACGGGGACCGCTTCGGGATGATGGCTGTGTATTCTTTCCATCTCCTCTCTCGATAGTGTTTTCCCTTTAGGATCGTAGATTGTGTGAGGAACCAGGGTGCTCCTACATCGAGGATGTAGCGGCGGGGTGTTCTCTGCCAGGAGATCCGGATCGTCTTTTGGGATGACCAGGCGGTCTCTCTCAGAGCAAATTGACGTGGTACGGTTATCCATTACGGCAATAAGCTGGAACCCATCAACGACAGGCGATTCTATTCCGGCGTCCAGGATCCCCAGAGAAAACGCCCTGGTGCTCTCGGTGGTTGCGATCACATCGGCCCTGTTCAGGTAGCCGCCCATGACTTTCTCGAGGTCCTCTGCTATATCCAGGTAGGCCTTCCCTTCATACATTCCTCTGCGAACCGCCTCTTCAATCTCTCTGGAGTGTTGTTCGAACGGCCTCGCAAGAGCGAAAGCGTACTCTTTCAGGAACTCATCTACAAAGGGAGAAGGCTTCAGATATGAGCCAGGGTCTTCTCTTATCTCCCTTACCGTCCGCTTAGCTGTGTTCTCGTATTCCCTGAAGTCTAACGCTTTCAAGATCTCTCCGAGAAGGTCGTCTTCACTGTATTGCTTGATCTTTCTTTTCCGCTCTCTCCGCTTGAGGTCATAGATAGATAAAGCCTTCGACAGAAGAAAGACAGCTTCCAGGGCATTCATTATCGCCATGCGGTCTATGACTATTCTTTTCCCGTCATAGGCTTCTCTGCCAGACGGGATGCTGAATGCTCTAAGGATTCTGCTTTCGGCTCTCTTGTGAATCCTGAGAAACGAAGCGACATTCATGGCTATTCCTCTTCTTCAGGCATTCCGAGCAACGCTCTGGCCCATCTCCTGTCCGCATCCGAAATGTTGTCCAGGATTCCGGCGCGGCCTATGGTTTCGACAAAGGCCGCGAGATTCTTTCTCTCCTCCATCGTCTGCTCACGGACAACCGCGAATTCACCATAACTATCGACAGTTGCGAAATTGAAGTCTATGAGCTTTGCGATTACTTGGTCCACGAAAGAATCTATGAGAGATTCGGCCATAGACTGCGTGAAGCTCTGGACCATGTCGATATGAACCTTCCCAAGAGCGTAAGCCCCGCCGTATTCGTTTGTCAACAACAATTGAGGAAGGCCGAGATTTCTGTATATGAGAGTGTTCGCGTACTCTATCGCTGCTCTGAACTGATCGGAGAGGTTCTTCGAATTCGCTTCGAGTATTGTCAGTTCGGTGTTCTTGTCGGTGGAAATCGCGGTCTTGGAGTAGAAGTCACTCAGGAGATTATTCAGGACCTCCACTGAAGACACCGGATTGCCGTTGTTATCCAGCATCTGAACATTCTCAGTCTTGCCGTGTATGAGAGGCAATGCGTACTTGTCCAGACCGGTCGCCCAGATCTTGAAGAGCTTTCTTTTGAAATCCCAGGCGCGATAACAGGTTTTCAACATCGATTCCCCGTAGAGGCCTTCGCCGTTTCTGAGTATGAACATCTTGGATAGAGGAATGTGAAACTCACCCTTTGAAGTGGTCAGCTTGATATATTCAGGAGCGCTTTCGGGATAGAATGACATCTGGCCCGGAGCATAAGGAACTATTTTCTCTATCCAGAGCTTCCCCTCTGAGCTTTGCCAGACTATCTCGGCTGCCGCCCAGCCGTACGAGAGCATGTCTTCCAACATCTTCTTGAAGAGAGAAGCCGGAGAGTTCTCCAGGTTTTCTATCACGTCGCTGACAAATCTTCCGACATCTGTGTCTGAGTTCGAGTACCTTTCAATCTTTGATACGACCGAACTCGATATGAACCTTAGACCCGCGGCGATGGTCTCGTCCTTTTGCATGTCGGCGATAATGGAAGGACTCAACGTCGCTCCCGTCGATCCCGAAGAACTGGAGTCAACTATTCCGACTTGACCGGCTGCCGGTTTCGGTTGTTCTTTCTTCTTGAACACATTGAATATACCCATCTATATCACCTCAATAGTTGTCGGACCTGGAGAAGAAGACAGGTTTCGACGATCCGCGGAAGCCCCAGGCGGCAAGTGCCAGGGAAATCACGCAGTCGTCGTGATACCCTTCCGGAGCGCTCATTTTCAAATTCCTTGAAGGTGTTATCTGGTACTCGAAGATCTCGAGCTCGTTAATAAGCTCGGGGATATCCTCGTAGTGAAGATTTCCCTGTTCTATTAGCATTGATAGGTTGTTTATAAGCTGTTCTTTTGAAGACGACGAGAATCTGAAACCCTCGATATTGAGACCTTCTCTTCTGAGTTCCTCATATATCGGATCCCCTACTCCGGTGCTGTCAAGCACGACCTTCCCCGGGTACCTCTTGCTTATGTATCTGATCCTATCTTTCTGAATATTCCAGTCTATGTGGTTGAACCTGTCAAAGTAAACGAGATCTCCTCTCTCGTCAAGGACTGTAATTACCGTGAAATCCATGTATTTAGCAAGATCAACGCCTATGAAGAATCTTTCTCCTGGCTTGGGATCTCTGAAAGTTTTCCTGATAAGTTTCCTCACGTTTCTGAACACGCCACCGGTATCCTCGAGAAACTCGGCAAGGTATTCCTGCCTGAATGCTCTGTCAGGAAGCGTCATTCTCGCTTCTTCTATCTCTTCAGGTGATATATGAGGGTTATCGACTGTTGGATGCTGCCAGGAGCTGTATAGAGGGAATTGAGGGTCTTTCCCTCTTGTCCACAGTCGGTAGAACCAGTTGCGTCCTTTGGGAGTGGAAATGATTATCGCCTTGCCCTGCCTGTCCGTAAGCGTAGGCCGAAGGTTCTCGTCCCAGATGGATTCCTTTATCCTGGCCGCTTCATCGATTATCAGCAGGTCCAGTCCTTCACCTATGAGAGAGTCTGGATTGTCCGCAGATTTGCCGAGTATTTCCGTGCCCCAGTTCGTGAGGATCCGCATCTCGGATTTCGAGTCGGTACAGTGACCGTCCGGGTGCCAGATCTTTCTTCTGGGTCTGACATAACGATAGATCTCTCTGAAGACTTTCCTGGATAGGTCGTAGGTAGGTCCCACTACCCAGACTCTCCTGTTCTCCCTGAAAAGATAGTTGATAGCTTCTACTGCAGCGTATAGCGACTTCCCCCAGCGCCTTCCGTTGCATAAGATCTTGAACCTCGCATCAGACATGAAGGCTTCGTGCTGGCCGCCGGTATGAGGTACGAAACCTATGTCGGCAAGGAATGTCTCTTTCTTCATATCCCCCAGCGCTCTTTCAGAGCGTTCAGGAAGTCTTCTGTACTGTTCTCGCCGGCGCCGGAGTTCTTGAGCTTCATGTCTATTCCCCTGAGAAGGCTGTCGTATATCCTCAACCTTTCCCTCTTCGAGAGCGATTCATCCTTGAACCACTCGGCCAGTTCCTGGTTCATCTCGTCAAGCAGCTCGAGATCGTCCGGGAGAGTTTTCTGCATATGTTCCTGGACTATCGCCCTCGATGTTTCGGCTCTCTCTTTCCTGACAGACTTCAGAAAGGATGCTATTGCTCCATATGATACAACTAGGTTCTTCTCAGCTATCTTTTCAGAAATTTCCCTGGATGACATACCCTGGCCAGACCAGTCGAGAACTTCTTTTTCAAGTTTGTATTGTTCAACCTTGGTGAGTCTAGGCATGTCATCACCTCCAGCTTGTTATGATATGTTATGGCGTGTTACGTAACACCAAAGCCGTAGTCCTTCAATTCCACATAATCAAACCCGCACGGCTTGATAGCATAAAAAAAGGCCCGAAAGGGCCTTTTCAGTTTTTTAGCACTATCATATTTTAGCATACAAGTAACAAAGATTGCAAGCGATCGTGGGTGGAGTTTTTCTATAAACCATCAGTTGTGGGTGAAACCCCTTTACACATTTTCCTGGCCAGTATCAACGCAACATGGTCTAGCTTTCTCTTAGCCTTCATCCTCCAGAAGGCTCCGGCGTCCCTGCAACCTCTCGGCGCGTCGGCGATCAATTGCCCCACTTCTTCGAGCGTCATGCGTTCGACGAACCTCCACTGCCATGCCTGTCGATCTCCATCTTCCGACAGGGCATCGTACGCTTCGTGCATAATCTCGAGGACCCTGGTGGCGCAACCGTCCAGGAAGTGTTTTTCGTTTGGGTCCCTTCTGTCTTTTACGGTGTAAACTACTGACGAGGAGGCAAAGAGCATGGAAGCCACGTATTCTTCGATTACCTCTTTTTCGGTCCACAATTGCTGGACCTGCTTAGGGGCTAACATTTTTCCCTCGACAACTCGTAACACGATGGTCCACAACGAATCTTTCATGCTCCACTCCTGCTTTGAGAAGACGGGAGCCTCCGCCAAGGCCCTCACCTTCTCATGTCTTCCAGATTGTTTTCTTCCATCTCTTCATACAGTTTCAGAAAGTCGCACATACGAGAAAGATGGAGATACAGTTGATCGATGGGTTCTGAAGCCTTCATCTTCCCGAGGTGTTCTATGTTCTCTTTGAGTTTCTTCTCGTGTCGTTTGAGAATTGAATATGTCGGATACGCAATTGCGACGGCTTTAGCTTTGTCAGCTGGTTTCATTGCAACCTCCTCAGACTGCTGATTTTTCCCTGATTATCTTCTCCCTGAAGTTCAGCTCCTTCTGCATGATTTCGATCTCGGCGCGAAGAGTTGAAACTTCCTTTCTGAGGTGCGCATTCTGAGACTCGAGTTCTTCACGTGCGCTTGAACCAAGTAGACCCGAGAAAACATACCCGAGAATGAAGGTGCTCCAGGCAATCATTATGATCGTAATCCACACGATTATTCCCTCCTTAGAACGGTATATCGTCACTTCCGTGATCATCGCTCCCGAAGAAAGCGACGTCTTCACTTTCGGAAGAGTCTCCTGTGAAAGTCTCGCCATTCCCCTGTAGCTTTGTTTTTGCCTCGAGAAATCGTATGTTCGTGGCGACTACTTCGGCATTCTGCTTCTTCTCCCCATCTCTTTCCCATTTGTTTATTCGGAGAGATCCCTCTACCAGAACCAATTTCCCTTTAACCATGTACTTACCGACGTTTTCGGCTGTCTTTCCGAATGTCACGACGCGGATGAAGTCGGTCGTATCCGACTCCTTTGGGTAGTCTCTGTCAACTGCGATATTGAACGTGGAGATCTGGGTTCCGCTTGCCGCGAACTTGGTCTCAGGATCTCTTGTCAACCTGCCGACGAGTAGGACCTTGTTGAAAGATATGCTCATTCGTCCACCTGCCTAACGCCGTAAACGTAGTATTCCGAGTTTTCGGGATCCTTTCCGGCAATCATCATTGCATCTGCTGCGCTCTGGGCTTCGACTGGTACTTTCTTCTCATCGCAAATCCGATACTTCTTGTGCAATATCACGATGTATTTCATTCACTCCACCTCCGCAAACGCTCTTATAATACTCTCGATCTTCCGGGTGTCTGGGAACAGTTCCCTGTAAGGGATTCCGAAGACACGAGAGAGTTTTACGGCCTCTCTGTAAGGGATCTTCTTTGTCCTGCCTTCGAGGATCGCTGCGATCTGCTTCTTATAAATCTCATGTTTCGCGAGTTCTTTGAAAGTCAGACCGGATTCGGAAAGAAACTTACGAAAGACCGTCAGGTTAATCCTTTCCATCGCGTTCCTCCTCATTGAGATCGGGTGTCAAAAGACACCCGCACTTCTGGCAGTTCCACGCCTCCTGGGAGACGCTGCTGAAAGAGTAGTTCCCACAGACCGGGCATTTCCTTCTAACCATTCGGGACCTCCTTTGTCAATCTTTTCCAGCTCTTTACTCTCCACCTGCTGCCGGGCATTCTCTTTCCCGCTTCTCTCTTCGCTTTTTCCGCGGCCGGCCACGGTTTGTCTTCTTCAACGGTAGTGGAGAAACTCTCTCCAAGCTTGTCTAGTCTCTCGAGCTCGAATCTGAAGAAAGGCACTAGCGATCCACCTCCCAATTCAGTTTTTCAAGCAGTTCACGAAAAGCTCCCCTTATCCAGTCTTCATCTTCATGTGATTCCAAGACTACCCTCTCTCTATTTTCAATAATCGCAACTATGGCCCATTCCAGCGGGGCGTCTCCACCAAACTCAACATACATTTCTCTGATAAACCTGCTATTGACCACATGTTCTATTTCCACTCTGGCTTCTACGGGGATGAACACTCTAATCCACCTCCACGGTCTTCAAGCTTGTGATTTGCCGGCTGGATACAAAGGCCCAATGTGGCCCTAGAAGAGACTGCGCTCTATCCGAGGCGTCTCCTTCGTTTAACCCCTGCACTTCCACGACCAGCCTGGCGAAACCTGCGAGCCTTGACTGAAAAACACATTCACACCAGTATTGCTTCATCTATCCACCTTCCTTTATTCGTTTTCGAGAGCCCTCGGCTTTTCTCGCGTCGTTCACCATGAGCTTCGTCATTTTCTTCTCCAGTCGTTCTGGTGATAAGATTTTTTCTCTCTGCTTTTCGAGAAACTTGTCGGTTTTTCTCATTTTCCCTCCCTCTCGATACTCGCTTCTGAACTGAACCCTTCCGGGTATCTCTTCTCCAGCTTCTCGATATTCCCCTGAGCGATCTCCTGAAGGTCGAGATCGAAAAGAGAAGCAATCGCGGAGACATACCAGAGGATGTCACCCAGCTCGTTCTTCAGTTCTGGTTTGTCGATCTCGTGGCCGTGGTAGAAGTACTTCTTGAGAAGATCCACAGTCTCTCCGACTTCACCGACAAGACCGAACACGTAGTTGTTTAGCTGGTCTTTCTGTGGAAGGCTCATGTTCATGGTCCGCTTCGATTTCTCCTGATACGTGAAGAAGTTGAGGACGTGAGCTTGGAACAGCCGGACCGTGAGCTTATGTTCTTCGTCGAGACCGCGTCGCCAGAAGTCTATGGCGAGAAACAGGTCCTCGATGTCTATCCTGTCGATGTCTTCTCCCCGGTCGAAGACCGTGCGGATCTCGTCAACTACGTTCGGATCAAAGCCTTGTGTATCGTATTTCATTCCGTGACCTCCTTCATCAACCTCTGCGCCATTACCCTGACCATCCTGCCTTCGATCTCTTTGAGAATCACTACTGGTTTGTATTGGGTCACTTCTTAACCTCCTTCTCTTTGGCCTCCCGGATCTTCCTCAGCTCTTTTTTTATGTCGCTTAGCTGTATAGCTATTACCCAGACTTCTGCGATCAGGACAAGTAAATAACCCATAAGCCACGTCATTTCATAGCCTCTGGGAATTCGTTCCATTCCCTGCCGTCAAGCAGTCTGCTTTTGTTCCCGCCGCCCCACTTCTTGAAGAAGAACGGGATCTTATGTCTTCTGCAAGCGTCCAGGACGTACATTACCCAGTCATATTTCATCAATCTTGCGCCCGGACCAGTTTCCCCGCCGACTATTACCCATTTGAAGTAATCTCGGTGTTCTGCGGGGAATAGATACTGACCGATGGGGAATGAAGAAAGCATCGGCTCAAGCGAAACGAACTTGTGTTTGAAGCCTGTTTGAAGCGCAATCTCGGCTCTACCTAGATTTTCCAGCGATTCAATTGTGACTCCGAGCCAGACGTGAGAGAAACGAGTTTTGATGATGTCAGGTGGTTCTGGAGAGCCGAGAAAACCGAAGTGAAACATGGTTTCCGTGAAAGCCTTTGCGATCTCCGGCCTTTTCGTCAGCAATAGGAAAGTGTGCTGAGGACAGCGTTTCATAACATCGAAGACCTTGCACACCCACTCGATAGAAACATCTTTATGGAAGAGGTCGCCCATTGAGCAGACGAAGATCCTTCGCGGCTTCTTCCAGTGAAGCGGATCTTCCAGACGGTTTGCGTGGAACGTTGGTGCGAAGCCGTTCGGATAGATTTTCGGGAATCTCTTCACCATACGTTCTGCATAGCAGTGTTCGCAGCCTTCGCTTATCTTCGAGCAGCCTGTGATGGGATTCCATGTTGCGTCCGCCCATTCGATTTTAGTGTTGGTCATTTTTCTCCCCCTTAAACCCACCAACCGTCTGTTCCTTTAGCTGAGTCTTCAGGTTGCGATTTTCGGCCTTCAGTTCGGCGTTTTCGTTCTTAATTTTTCGGAGCTGTTTTGTCTGCTCGGCAAGTCGATTTGCCTGTTCTGAAAGTTCCTCGGTTCTTTTGCTCGTGATGGTCACGTACAAAGCAAACAAAGCCGCCCAGAAAGCGTTAACGACAACCGCTATAAGCATTCACCCCGCCTCCTTCGCTAGTATCACCAGGTCCCCGGAACCATTTACCTCTTCGGAGAGCTCGACGAGTTTCTTCCGAAGGTCTTCCAGCTCCAGAGACTTCTCGTGTACCTTCGAGACATACCCGTCTATCTGATCCTGAATTTGTCTGAGGTTCGTCATCTGAGTATTGATCATCCGCGAATACTCAACCGCCTTCTGGATCCCCGAGAAACTCTTCTCAATGTTCTCGATGACCTCCGCCGGGACACCGAGGACCCGACTCACGGCCAGAAGTTTCTCGTCTTTCGTGGTCTCCCCGGCGGCCTTTCTCTCTTCGATCTGCCTTCTCTCATACGCCTCCGAGCAGAGCCTCTTCACAGCGTCTTTTCTTCTGAACGCCGCCAGCGGGATCTCGTCCCTGAACTCGGAAGTGAAGAAGCTCATGGGAACGCCGAAGAGGTCTATCATCTTCTTCAGGTTTTCTCCGGAGGGGTTATTACCTCCGGCTTCCCAGAAACTGGGCATCGCATACGAGACACCGACATAGCTGGCCAGTTCCCTCTGGGTGATCTCCATCGCCTGGCGAAGTTCTCTCAACCTGTCTCCGTGAAAGTCGTAGCAGTTCATGTTTTACCTCCTGTCCTCGATAGTCTGGCGGTTCAGATCGTACTCGAGAGTTACCGCGCCGGTCGAACCGTTCCTTTGCTTTGCCACGATTATGTCTAGCCTCTTCTCGTCTCTTATCTCAACCGAATCATCTGTCTTGTTCCCGGCTTTCCTTGCAAGCTCTTTCTTCATGCCGTAGTACCACGGGCGGTACAGAAACATTACGAGGTCGGCATCTTGCTCGATGTTCCCCGATTCCCTCAGGTTAGCCAGCGAAGGGATCGCAGCCTCGTTCTTTTCTGTCTCTCTGTTCAACTGAGCTCCGCAAATGATCGGGACGTTCAACTCCATTGCCACGCGTTTCAACGCCCGGGTAATCTCTCCGATCTCCTGATCTCTGTTTCTCGCCTTTCCTGCCATGAGCTGCAAGTAGTCAACAACAAAGACCTCGATTCCTTTCGTGACTCTCAGGTTCCTTATGGTCGTAATCACTTCATGAATGTTGTTTTTCCCCGAATCCACAATGCACATCGGGAGCCTCATGATCCTCGAAAAAGTCTTCTGGAGCTTCGCTCTGTTACCGCTTTGGTTGTCTCCCGCGAAAGACTTGACGTTCCTGGAGAGCGAGAAGTCAAATTCTCTTTCACTCATTCTCAGAAGAAGTTCCATAGCCTTCATTTCGATAGATATGAGGCAGACCTTCCGCCCTTTTTCGGCCCACTTCAGGCCAGCGTTCATCATAAATGCCGACTTCCCCATCGACGGTCTCCCGGCCACGATGACGAGTTCGCCTCCCCAGAGTCCGTTCGCAAGCTCTTCGACATTCAACCACGGCCAGTCGAGAGCCTTCCTTTCTCCGGACCACACGAGTTCCAGAACATCCCAGGTTTCGTTCGCGACCCTCTCGAGGTCCTTTGCCTCCGATTCGGTTACCAGCTTCTCCTGAAAAGACCATGCGGAATCGAGAGCTTCTTGGACCGTCATCTCCCTGTCGGCGACTTTCTTCGCGAGGCCACTGAGCGTATTCGCCAGCTTGACCCTCAGCGTCTCCTGGTAGTAATCTTTCACGGCCCGGGCGGCCATGTCGTCCTGGAAGATTCCGTGGTCCATCCACTTGAAGTCCTTCAGGTCAGTCTCCCTTGCGAGAAACGCCAGAAGCTCTTCGGGAGAGACATCCAGATGGTTTTTCAAACATAGCCATGCTTGGCGAGCGTCGTCATCTCTCAAAAGTTTTGGATCTATGAGCGGGAATGTATATCTCGCTTCGGGAGACAGAATGAGAGAAGCCAGTATCGTCGCGTCTTCAATGTGCATCCGCGATCACCTTCTCGAATTCCCGGGCGGCCTTTGCTGCTCTGGCTTTTTGAAGTATTCCCTGCATCTCCTGAAATTGAGTTCTCTTCTCAAAGCTTTGCTGGTCATCCATGAAGAAGCTGTTGAGATACGCGACAGGGTTTTTCACTTTCGAGAAATCTGTTGTTTTGATAAGCCACAGAAGAAACGGATAGTCTGAAGGATCTCTTTGAGCTATGATGACAGGAATGATCCTGTGAGGTTCTTTTACTTGATCCCGCAAGGCTTTTTCGATTAGTTGAATGTAGTTGGGTTTTCCGTCTCTTTCTGAAGGAGCGTGCTCTTTAAGATCTTGTTTTAAGATCTTAAAGTCTTTAAGTCTTAGAGGCCCTTCAGATTCGCTTGAATTGTCGGGTTTTGGAAGGCGATCACTTTGATCATCACTTTGATTCCCACTTTGATTTGGGCTTTGATTATCAAAGTGATTAGATTCATTACTTTGATTATCCAAGTGATTCTCGGTTTGATCATCCAACTTGTTTACTTCAGGAAACCAGAAAGAAGAAGTCTTGTTTGCTTTCTTATAGGTGATCAAATTCCTGGACTTGAGATCACTTATTGCGCGCCCGAGAGTATCTGATGATATTCCTAGCGTCTTCTGAAGGTAGTTCCAGGAGACCACTATTGGACTCTTCCAAAAGGCTTTATTTGCTTCGTGGATCAACCGAAAGTACAAATAGAATGCGCCTTTATTGAAAGCAGCCCTTTCGTGTTCCCTCCAGAATCTTCCCTCAAGATCCCATATGTTCATACACTCACCTCACAAGCCGAGTTCTTCTGCCAGTTTCTTGAGATCTTGTTCTATGTTGTTCGAGGTAGCTATGATCACTTGCTTTCTCCATTCGTAAATCTCCCAAGGCGTTTCTTGAGTGGGCCTGTTCGTTCTCAAATCAGGCCGTTTCGTCCTTGTTTTGTGCACATCAATCACCTCTTAGAAAAAGCCGCCCCTGGCGAACCAGGAGCGGAATGAAGCGGATTATAGGTTATCGGCGCTTGCAACCAATTCAGGCTTTGAATTATTCTGGAGAGATCTTGCTTCTTCGAAGTCCTGAATCATTGGAGCCTTTTCGTAGCTCGCTCCGATTGGGAACGCAGATTCAAGAGCATCCGCAAGAGACCTCTTGTAGGCCATGTCCTTAATCCAATCCTTTCGATAGACATTTGAAGGGCTGGCGTGACCTTGGCCGACAAAGACGCTGTCAAGTCCATCTTGATCGGTAACTTTCAGGACACAATCGACATCCCAAACATTGTCTTCGTTGCCATCCTTCTTGATCTGATACTCTACCGAATATGTCTGGCCTGTGTTTCTTGCGAAGAACTTCCTGCCATTGATGCCGACATACACGTTTTTGTCCAAAGGTATAACGTGTTCGATCGGCTTCAACCCATACATAAGCTCTTTCTCGGCCATCTCTTTCAGAATCCACTTGAGAGCGGTTGGATCGACTTTCTTGTCTTTGTCCTGATCCCTCATCATCTGCGTGACCTTCCAACCGACTCCGAGCTTTATATAC